ATACCTTCTACTTTCTCAGCAACTTTTTGTTTTACACTTGACCACCAATCTCTTGCAGTATCTAACGCACCTTGAACCTTAGCTGCAATATCTCCAATCTTCTCTTTTGCCTTTTCCTTAATATTGGACCACCAGTCCCTTGCGGTATCTAATGCGCCTTGAACCTTAGCCACGACTCCAGCAACTTTTTCTGCTGCCTTCTGTTTCACATCGGACCACCAGTCTTTTGTTGTATCCAATGCTCCTTCGACTTTTGCAACTAATGTTGCTGCCTTGTCCTGAATGGAATCCCATCCTTCTTTCAGATTGGCAATAGCACCATCTGCCTTTTCTTTCGCTTCTGCTACCAACGATGCAGCTTTATCTTTAACAGATTCCCAACTTTCTTTTAAAGATGCAAGTGCGCCTTTAACCTTTTCTTTTACCTCAGCTTCCAGTTTGGCTTTTTTATTCTTAATACCTTCCCAAAGCTTCTTAAACGCTTTGATCGGATGAACATTTTTCTTTACCCATTTCAATAAATTTTTGAAATTTGTTACAATGCCCGATAAAAATTTGGCGAACTTAGATTTTTTAATCTTATCCCAATTCTTCCACAATAATAATCCAGCTGCGATCAGTCCACCAATCACCGCTACGGCAATTCCTACAGGGCCTGTTATCAGCGAGAAAATCAGTGGAAGATTTTTAAATACGCTGATGATCGCTTTTAATGGTCCACCTAAGAATGTAACCACTTTTCTAAATGTGCCAAATGCAGTTGCAACTTTGGTTATGATCGGAATTACAGCTGTCACAAAAGAAACTAACTTAAATGCACCAAAGAAACTCGCTATCACAATTGCTATGTTTTGCACCGCACCCTGATGTTTATTGATCCAGTTTGCTAATCCGTTCAATCCCTTAACCAGAAGATCTAAGAATCCGATGATAGCATCTCCGACAAAATTAGCAAGCGGTTTAAACAAATGATTCCACGCCCATTGCCATAACGGCTGCAATGCTTTGCATACTGCTGTTAGTACATTTAATGCTGCAGCTAATAATTCAATCAGTTTTGGAGCAAGTTTCTGCATGGTCCATTTTCCCAATGGCACCAACATGTTCTTCCAAATCCACTTGAAAGCACCTATTGCAACCTTGCTAAACGCACTAAAAGCTACTCTTAACTTATCAATTGCCTTTCGTAGA